CCGTGTTAAACACAGGTATCAGTGGTACTGCTTTCCTTGATGAAGATAACATGGCATCCAATAGTGCTACTAAAGTTGCTTCACAACAGTCTATTAAAGCATATGTAGATACCGAAGTAGCTGCTGTACCTGTAGGTGATGTAACATTAAACGGTACACAAACTCTTACAAATAAAACCTTGACAAGTGCCGTACTCAATGGTACAATAAGTGGAACTTCTATTAAAGATGAAGATAACATGGCATCCAACAGTGCCACTCATCTTGCTACACAACAATCCATTAAAGCATACGTAGATGCGGAAGTAGCTGGAATACCGTCTGGTGACATTACTTCTGTAGTAGCTGGTACAGGCATGACAGGTGGTGGTACATCAGGTGATGTAACATTAAATGTTATTGGTGGTACTGGTATTACTGCCAACGCTAATGACATTGCAATTGATAACACTGTGGCTACACTCGCAGGTACACAGACACTTACAAACAAAAGCATTGATGCTGCACAGCTTACTGGCACAGTAGCTAACGCAAGACTTGATGCACAACTACAAGATGTTGCTGGTTTAGCTGTTACTGATGGTGGCTTTATCGTAGGTAACGGTTCTAACTTTGTACTAGAGACTGCAGGTACTGCACGTACTTCATTAGGGCTAGGCTCTGCTGCAGTATTAACAGCAGGTACATCTGCTAATAACGCTGTACAACTAGATGGTTCTGCTAGACTACCAGCAGTAGATGGGTCACAGTTGACTAACCTACCATCTACAGGTGCAACCGCTGGCTTTGCAGTGGCGATGGCGATTGCGCTTTAGTACTTGACAAATGAATAAAAGTATGGTATAATTATACTTATCTTAATTAGGAGATGAAATGGCACAGGATTTTGAAAGAAACATTGCAAGGAATGTTGGCACAAGCGCAGTAACTATGCGTACAGCTAACTCCGATGATGCGCTTATTGGTATCAATATTGCTAATGTTACAACAACACAGATTCTAATGGATGTGTTTATTAATGATGGGTCTAATGACTACTACATTATTAAAGATGCACCCATCCCTGTAGGTTCAGCCCTGCAGGTACTAGATGGCGGTGCAAAGGTTGTAATGCAAGCAAGTGATGTACTTAAAGTACAGAGTGATACCGCAAGCAGCGCAGATGTTTGGGTTTCCGTAGTCGATACTATTAGTTCATAAGGAATAAAGTATGCCGTATATTGGTCAAAAAGTTCCGGGTTCTTATCAAGCTACTAAAGCTGTACAACGCTTTAATGGTGATGGTTCCGATACTACATTTACACTGACTACCACAGTATCTTCTGTGCAAGACGTACTGGTGTCAGTTGATGGTGTCGTACAGGACACAGCAGCCTACACTATTCCTGATGGCACTACACTTACATTCACTGCTGCCCCTTCCTCTGGTACAGGTAACATCTTTGTAAATTACCTAGCACCCCAAGCTGGTACAATTACACCTGCCGCTGAGAACAAAGGTAACTTCAAAGCTGGTGGCCTATTCCGTACCAACGCACAATCCCTCACAGCAAATACAACCATCCTAGCTACAGAGAACGCCAACGTAACTGGTCCGTTTACTGTGGCTTCTGGTGTTACATTAACCGTTGAAAGCGGTGGGACATTGGTGACGCTATGAGTACATTAAAAGCAGATACCATTCAGAGTACAGGCGGTGGTGCGGCTACGCTGACTAAGCAAGCAGCTTTCAAAGCGTTTTTTAGTTATGAAATGGACAGTCCTAGTAGCATAAAAGACAGTCTAAACGCTAGTAGTCTTACAGACAATGGAACAGGAGATGCAACTTTAACTGTGTCTAGTGCTTTTGCAAATACCAATTATGGTTCTGCCACAGAATGCGGGGACCAAGGTACAGGGGATTCAACAGGCTCACAGATTTCGGGTTGTGATGCTACAACAGACAGAACTACAACAGTATATCGTGCAGGTACTTTTTATTGGAACTCAACCACAAATAGAACACTATATGATAGCACATATCAAACAGTGTCACATATGGGAGACCTAGCATGAGTGAGATAAAAACAGACAAACTCACTGGCACAAGCACCGCTGGCAACATCACAGTGACCTCTGAAGGTGGTGCGGTGACTATGCAGTTGCAGCAGGGGTTGGCGAAGGCTTGGTTAGCACATGACGCTAGTCAATCTATTACCGACTCACTCAACGTAAGTAGCATAACAGACCACAGCACTGGTATACATACTTATAATTTCACAAATAATTGGAGGGCTAACTTATCCTATACTATGGGTGGAAGTTGTACGTGGAGTGACGATAACACCACTCCTTATGTCCGCAGCATAGAAGCATATGGCTCTACTCATGTTTTAACAGGTTCTCTTAAAGTATCCATACAATATACTAATAGTGGTTCGCAGGGGTTTTATGATTACCTTTGGGTTAACTCACAGTATTCAGGAGACCTAGCATAATGGCACTAGGAAAAATCAAAGCAGATACCCTAGAACACAGCACTGCTGGCGCACTTGATACATCTTATGTTGTTAATGGTAGTGCAAAGGTGTGGGTGAACTTTAATGGAACTAGCACTGTTGCAATTCGTGGAAGCAATAACGTAACAAGTATTACGGATAATGGTACTGGTGATTACACGGCAAACTTTACGACTGCAATAACTGATGCAAATTATGCAGTTACAAATGGCTTTACGCCCTATACATCTACAAACTTTACAACATATGGAGCCATTCATGGAAGCGCAGCAAGTGGTGCAACTACAAAGACAACATCTACTATTCGTGTTGAGTACAAGAACGTGGCAAACGACAGCACTTTTTATGATGCCGCAGAAATCAATGTAGTAATTCATGGAGACCTATCATAATGGAAACACCAGAGTTTCAAGGCACACACCTATTTGACAGACTATGCTGGGCAAAGGAAAACCTTGAGCCGCACCAGTCAGACTATCGTGTTGTCTTTGAGGACAGCGTTGATGAGTGCGCTAAGATACTTGTTCCTGACCCGAATTGGATGGCATGTGCGCTACAGGGCGGTATCTTACCACCAGTACAGGTATATTGGGAACTAGCTAAAGATGAAGCCAAGCCTGACTTTGTAAAGCATACCAGAGGTTACTTGCTACACAATACAGAGCCAGTAGAGGCCATGACAGAAGAAGAGGCTATAGAATACCTAATTATGAAAGATTGCCCACAAAGTGTATGGCGCAATTGGGATACAGGCAACAAACCTAAACTGGTTATCTGCCGTAAAGAACAGCTTCCGGGTACACGAGAGTGGCGCAACGCTTGGAAGATTACTGAAGAACTTAGCGTCACTGATTTAGCAGCCTAAAAGGAGAAACCTAATGGCACAAACATACATCGTAGATAAGGACGGGAATCAGATTGATGCTTCAACTGCAACTGTCCCTGCTGACCGTCACTTTCGTGGTGCATGGTCATTGAATGGCTCAGTCATTACAGAAGATATGACAGCAGCCAAAGCAATCTTCAAGGACAAAATCCGTGAAGTTCGTAAGCCACTGCTTGATGCAGAGGATGTCGTGTACATGAAGGCACTAGAAGCTGATGACGCAGATGCAAAAGCAGCATCAGTCACTAAGAAAGCTGCACTGCGTGATGCACCAGCCGCTTCTGCTATTGACAGTGCTTCTAATATTGCAGCATTGAAGGCAGCTTGGGATACAAGCGTACTTGGCGATAGCCCTTACGCATAAGGATAAGTAAATGGCACTGACAAAAATTGCAGATGGTGGTATGCCAGCGGGTAGTGTGTTGCAGGTTGTAAGCACAAGTAAAACTGATGACTTTTCATCTTCTAGCAGTTCTTTTGCTGATATTACAGGAATGTCTGTGGCTATTACCCCTTCATCCACATCTAGTAAAATATTAGTAATAGTTTATTGCTCGATTGTTGGTGACGATAGCACTGGTCTAAAATTGTTAAGAGATTCAACCGCTATTTCTTTTGCAGATGCCGATGGCTCAAGGCAAAGGTATTCAATGATTGGATTTTTAGGCACCGCAAGTAATGAGGTTTACAACGCTGGTGCAAACCATATGCACTTTTTAGATTCGCCAAGTTCCACTTCAGCACTGACATATAAGGTACAAGGTATTGCTAGGTCAGGCTCTTTCTACATTAACAGAACGATTTACAACACTGATAATACTGCTTCAAGTAGAGGCACCTCAACAATTACAGCTATGGAGATTGCAGGATGAGACATGAAGCAATAAGAAGTCTCCATGAAAATGTTATTTCTATTAATGGAAATGGTAACAATGCTGTAGCAAAAGACGCAGATGGTAACGTAGTATCTTGGGATGCAGATGCGGTGGCAACAAAAGAAGCTGAACTAATTGCCGCATATAAGCTGACTGAACTACGCATAGAACGTAATCGCCTACTTGCAGAAACTGACCATTGGGTTCTGTCGGACACAGCGGATGCTACATCTGCCCAGACAACATACCGCCAAGCCTTACGAGACATCACAGACAGTGCCACATCACTAGACGATGTTACTTGGCCTACGAAACCATAAGGAAGAACGATGCCATACATAGGTAAATCCCCACAGAACGGTGTTCGTAACCGCTTCGTATATCAGGCTACTGCTGGGCAGACTAGCTTCAGTGGCAGTGACGTTGACTCTAAGGTACTGACATACCAAGACAG